TTGATTTATGCTTTGATTTATGGTGGAGGACCACAACGCATTGGCTCTATAGTTGGTGGAGGTATTCGGGAAGGAAGAGCATTAACTGAAAGATTCATTTCCAGAATACCTGCATTTAAGACATTGAAAGCTGGTGTTATATCTGCTGTAGCTTCTCGTGGTGGTTTGTATGGATTAGACGGTCGGCCTATTCCTATTAGATCCCAGCATTCTGCCTTGAATGCTCTTCTCCAATCATGCGGAAGTATTTTAATGAAAAGAGCCACAATTATTGGTAGTATTTATTTTAAGAAAGCAGAATTAGATGTGCATCAAGTGGCTCATATACACGACGAAATACAATATGACAGTAGTCCGACAGATGCAGAGTCGGTAGGACGGGCTGCAGTAGACGCTATTAAGGATTCTGGTACAGCATTTGAACTGAGATGTCCATTGTCTGGCGAGTATAAAATTGGCGAGACATGGGCAGACACGCATTAGGCATTGTTATATGGATGCGACGCATCGTCGAGGTCAAACGAGTGAATATACTGCAGCTTGTTGGTTTTCCACGCAAGGATGGGAAGTTTTTTGGAGTAACTTAGGGCAATCATCTGTGGATTTTTTAATAGTACGGGACAATATAGTACAGGCAGTGCAAGTTAAATCAGCAGTTAAAATAGCAGCCCCAAACGGAACCGAACATCTTAGAGTTAACATGGTTAGAGGACGTAAAAATAAGAGGATTCTGTATAAACCATTTTCTTATGATATTTTATGCGTCTGCTCTGCCGATGGTCGTATATGGGTGATACCGGCAAAAAATGTGCCTCAAAAAACGAATATCACCATTATTAGAAACAATAAATCGAGATATAAAGAATGGCTGGTAAAAGCTCCCCAGATTTGAATTATGTGACGAGCGCAGAATTGTTGGAAGAACTCCAAAAGCGAATGGATGCAATGATTTTTATTGGACAAGCGTCCAGAACTAAACAGCAGGATGAATTGTCAGCAATATTTAAGGGAACATTTCACGCCTGTTTAGGGCTATGTGAGGTGGCTAAATTAATGGTTATATCTGGAGATATTCAGAATGGAGAAGGCGAAGCTCTTGATTGAAGAACCGGTTACTATATTAATTGATGGGGATATTCTAGTTTATCGGGTAGCTTCTGTTATCGAAGAGCCAATTCATTGGGGCGATGGTTGGTGGGGCATCTACGGCGATGCCACCGAAGGATGTCAACAGCTTGATTGGGAAATCCATAAGCTTTTACAAGAAGTAAACGATATTCAAGGGTGGCGTGTCAATATAGAGACGGCCTCACAATTTAATATCCAAATTGCCCTGTCCTCTTCCACAAACTGGCGAACTGAAGTTCTACCTACTTATAAACAAAACAGAGCTAATAAGCCTAAACCTGTCTTGTGGAATCCTTTACGGGAATACTTGTTGGAAAAATACAATGCTTTGGTCTGGGACAATCTGGAAGCCGATGATGTAATCGGTATTTTAGCGTCCCCTAAGACAATCGTTATTAGCGATGATAAGGATTTTCAAAATTGCCCATGTTTATTGTATCGACCAATGAAAAAAACCTTAACTAAGGTAACCCGAAAGACTGCAATAATGCATCATCTGATGCAGACGTTAACTGGAGATTCCGCAGACGGGTACTCAGGGTGTCCACAGGTAGGTCCGGTCAAAGCGAAAGAGATACTACAAGAGGGAACTTGGCAAGAAGTTGTGGGGGCGTATGAACACTTTGGTTTAGGCGAAGAGGATGCGTTGGTACAAAGTCGAGTTGCGTACATATTGCAGAAGAAATCAGAGTATCAAAACAGAACCGGTAAGGTGAAATTATGGTTGCCAATCAAAATAGAAAGGATATCCAAAAATGCGTACATATATGAACAGAGAACAGTACCGACTGTTTCACCAGAAAATATGCCAAAACGCACTTAATCTATCTATAGCTAAAAATCATGACTATTCGGGAGGGAAAGACGGTACAGATCCATTTCTTAATTTCAAATTTGTAGAGCATTTAGGGGTAGGAGTATCTACAGAGCAGGGTTTTCTTGTCAGGTTAGCCGATAAGATGAGGCGTTTAGCTGGGTTTTTAAGAACAGGAAAGTTCGCCGTATCTGACGAATCTTTTGAAGATACAATTATGGACAGCATTAATTATCTATGTTTATTGGCTGCATATAGAGAAGCCAAAAAGACTCCTTTACCGCCTGAAATTAAGGATGTACATTCATATGAGAACTAATGAAGATAAACAAGCCCTAATTTATAACATATCAAACCGTGATCATAAACAATATGAACAGTTCTTATCAGCGTTGGCAGAGTATTTTCCGAATACGACCCCATCATTGCAAGACGAGGACAGATTAATATGGTTTAAGGCTGGTCAAGTTAGTGTGGTTACTTTTCTGAAGAAACTGCATAAAGATGCAATGGAAACTCTACTAGAAAGATGAAAAAATGATTAAATTTCTCAGCAGGCTAGAAGATAAACTTCTAGACTACCTAATACGGGTTCTGCCCAAGCCTAAGAAAAAAGATAACACTATTACCCTTCATGCTTTCTTCCTTGGCCTTACAGCTATGCAATTGTTAGCTGTTACAGTTGCAGCAGGGACCGTTGCATCGGTGGTACAGCGACGAAAAGCTAGAAAAATGCAAGAAGCAATGCGGAGAAAGGCGAGGCTCCAACAGGCGAGACAGAATGCCGAAATGCTAAAAGCAGAAAAACAGTCTCGTACCCCTCCTGCTCCTAAAGCACAACAATTGGCTGTACAAGCAAAGCCTGATACGGCAGTATCTTCTTTGGGTAATAGGTCAGCCCTGTCTGGACGAGGCAAGTCTAAGCTTCGTATCGGGGGTAAAACAGGAACTAGATACTAATGAATACAAGCGCACAGGCTACTTATACTTCGCTGGAGTCTGATCGCTATAGTTATTTAACGAGAGCGAGAGATGCCTCCAGATTAACACTTCCCACCTTGATGCCAGACGAAGGAGCTAATAGCACTACAACTTATGATACCCCCTATCAATCTGTCGGCGCAAGAGGCGTAAATAATTTAGCTGCATCTTTATTGTTGAGCTTACTGCCTCCGAATGCTCCTTTCTTTAGACTCAGAATAAATCCGAAGGAAGAATCAAAGATTGATAAAAGCTCTGATCAGGGAGAGGCTTGGAAAACGGATTTTGAAGTAGCGATGGGTAAAATCGAACGCTTCATCATGTCTGAAATTGAAACACAAGCATTCCGAATTCAAACTTTTGAAGCCTTAAAACACTTGATCATAACAGGGAATGTACTGCTCAATTTCTCTGATGAAGGTGGTATGCGAGTCATTCACCTAGATCGGTACGTTATAAAACGCTGTGGTCAGGGTAAAGTACGGTTGATTGTCATAAAAGAGACGGTATCTGCTGATATGCTGCCAGAACCAGCTAAAGCAATATTAGCTAATCAACCCAATGTAGACGTAACAAAAGATATTGATCTATATACCTGTGTAAAATCCTACCAAAAGACCAAAGGCAAACAAAAAGTTGAAATGGTCGCTATATATCAGGAAATATTTGGAACTGTTATCCCTGACACGGTAGGAGATATTAAAGCGGAAGATTCGCCTTATTTAGTATTGCGAATGTTACGGGCTGAAGGCGAGAACTACGGCAGAGGCTATGTAGAACAGTATATAGGAGATCTAAAGAGTTTAGAATCCTTAATGATGTCGGTAGTAGAGGCGGCAGCAGCCGCCAGTAAATGCTTATTTCTAGTTGCCCCAAACGGAGTAACTAGAGCAAGAACTATAGCGGAGGCTCCTAATGGTGCAATTGTGGAAGGGAACGCATCGGACGTATCGGTTCTTGGTCTTAACAAGAATAACGATTTCGCCATTGCTAGTGCGACGATTCAAACGATCAGTGATCGGCTGGCGTATGCTTTCCTCCTAACTGATAATGCGATAAGACAAGCAGAGCGAGTTACCGCTGCTGAAGTTAGACTTGTAACGCAATCTATTGAGAGACAATTAGGTGGAATATACAGCGTTCTTAGTCAAGAGTTTCAGTTGCCCTTAGTTAGACATTTAATGCTCCAAATGAGTAAAGAGAAAAAGATTCCTAAATTGGGATCTCGATTTGTTGTCCCTCAAATTGTAACGGGTGTAGAGGCTTTAGGTCGTGGAAATGACCTGAATAAAATGGATGAGTTTCTGGCTGGAGTAGGTCAGCTATTGGGTCCAGAAGTACTAGGCCAATACATCAATTATCGGGAGTACCTTGATAGAAGAGCTTTGTCCCTAGGCATCGACACTCATAACCTGATCAAGTCAGAAGAACAAATCCAGAAGGAACAGCAAGATGCGATGATGCAACAGATGGGGCCAGAACTAATGGCACAAGCTGCTGCCGAAGGGCAACCAGAAATGGAACCAGAACCGTTTTAACGAAAGGATTAGATCATGGATTCAATAGAAATAGCTCCGGTTGAAACCGGTCCAACAGAAGATTCTGAAAACACAGGGGCTTCTTCCGAAGAAACTTCGAGTGAGAGTTCAGTTCCTGAAAAGTTTCAAAATAAAGATGGGTCTGTAAATGTTGATGCATTGCTAAAATCATATACAGAACTTGAGAAGAATAGAACTACTCCAAACGCTGCAGAAGAAACGGATGAAAATTCAGCAGTATTAGAAGGTAAAACTTTTACACCAGAAGAAGTCTCTTACATCTCCAGTGAACTTGCCGCACATGGGGAGCCTTCAAAAGAAACGTATGATCTACTAGAGAGCAAGGGGCTTTCTAAAGAGATGGCTGACTCATATCTGGAAGGCCAACGGGCCATCGCCGCAAAAATAAAAGAAGACTTGTGGGAGCCAGTTGGTGGAGAAGAGGCTTACGGGCAAATGCTTGAGTGGGCTGCGGATAACATGTCCCAACCTGAAATTGACGCATACGATAAGGCCATGTTATCAGAAGATACAGCTACAAAGCAGTTGCTAATACAGGGACTCGCAGCTAGATATAATAGTGAAAATGCTGCTTCACCTAATTTAATAAGGGGAACAGTAGGGTCTGAAGGTGCTTCAAACGGTTTTGGAAGCTGGGCGCAGGTTAAAGAAGCGATGCGAGATCCTCGTTACGATAAAGATGAAGCTTATAGAAGCACAATTGATCAGCGTCTGAATGTATCTAATCTTTAGAATCGGAGATGTATATGAAAACCGGATATAAAACAACAGAGTTTTGGCTAACGCTTTTTGCTGTAATTCTTGGTGCAGTCTTAGCTGCAGGACTGGTCCCAACCGAAGGACCGTGGTTGCAGGTTGCTGGCGTTGCTGAGACAGCCTTAATCGCAATGGGCTACACCGGTGCGAGGATGAACCTGAAAAAGACCATTGCCAGTTCGTCATAACGTAACTTATGTATTTAATTATCCTGACCGCTATTATAGAAATGTTCAAAGCTTTAATACCGGTCATCCTGAGACAATCAAATGAACCTACGACTGCTGCTGATTCTCCTGCTGTTCCTAAACATATTAGGAATGCTTGGAGGATGCGGCGCAGGTAAACGGGTTGTCTTTGTACCAGAATCTACCGGACTAGTAAGGCTTGGCCCCGATGTAAGGGGCCATGTCTATTATTGGAACGGAGAAACATGGGAATCGTCCAAAAATACGGTATGTCTTCCTGAAGGATGGTATGCCGGTTCTCTCCCGTCGGAATCATTGCCTGAGTAGGGATCAGCCCACTGCGGTGGATAACTGATGGTCTGAAAGTTCTAGTGATTAGCGACAATTCGTGTTCGTGTTCTAATCCTTAAACTTTTATTAGGAATTTTATTATGGGTACAACTGCTGTATCTCGACTAGGTCAAATTAATTCAGCAACAGGATCTAATGCTGCTGATAATGCATTATTTCTCAAACAATTCAGTGGACAGGTTATCACAGTTTTCGATGAATCAAATGTGATGCTGCCCACGACAACCGTAAGAACAATTACATCGGGCAAATCGGCCCAATTCCCAGCGACTTCTGTTGCCTCCGCAGGTTACCATACGCCGGGCGAAGATATTCTCGCAGACGGGTCTTATCTCTCCGCAATCAAGCACAACGAAATCATTATCAATATTAATGATCTACTGGTTTCCAGTGTGTTTGTGGATAGCCTTGAAGAAGCTAAGAATCATTATGATGTGCGTAGTGAATACGCTAAACAGATGGCTCGTGCCTTATCTGCTCAAGCAGATAACACCTTGATTTACCATGCTATTGCTGGTGCAAGGGTGACTACAGATCGCTTCGGTGCTACCGGCGCAAGCGCGCTTATTGGAGCTAGTGAAGATACTGGCGTAGACACCGCTGCTGCTGTTACACACGATCATCTAGTTAATCACCTCTTTGCTGCTGCAGAGCATTTTGATAGTAAAGATGTGCCATCAGAAGATCGTTACTGTGTAACCTCACCAGCGCAGTATTACAAGCTGATTGAAGGTGCAAGTTCTGCCGGTGGCGTTGTTCTTAACCGTGACTTTGGAAACGAAGGTAACGGTAGCATGGCATCTGGTTCGTTGATGTCCGTTGCTGGAATTAAGGTTCTGAAATCGAATCATATTCCAACTGCAGACTATACGATTGATGCTCAGAACGTAAACTTGTCTGGCCTTACCTTAACGGGTGCTGGCAATATCCCTGTTGCGATTTGTTACCACAGGTCGGCACTAGGGACAGTCAAACTAAAAGATCTCAAAATGGAAGTCGATTACAGGGTAGAAAGACAGGGCCATTTGCTCGTCTGTTCTTTCGCCTTTGGGCATAACGTCCTTCGTAACGAGTGCCTCTATGAGATTAAAGCATAGTTAGACTAACCATCGTCTACATCCTTTCGTTGAGGATTCCCCCCTAACGGGGGGTTCCTCATTTTTTTATAAACAAAATAAACAGGAAAAAACCATGCCACTCACAAGGACATCAAAATTGGAAGCGGTAAACATAATGCTGAGTGCAATTGGTGAAGCACCTGTTAATTCTCTTGATCCATTAGATGGAGAATTACTGCCAGCAGATGTGTCTATTGCAGTAAATGTTTTAGATGAGGTATCTAAAGAAACCCAGATGCTTGGATGGAATTTCAATAGAGAAATAAACGTATCCATAAACCCAACAATTGACAATGAAATTATTCTTCCAGCGAACGCTGCGTCTGTGGATGTGGAAGCAGTTAATTCTGGAGGAGTACCCTATGTACAAAGAGGTGAGAGGCTTTATAACAAGAAAGACCATACCTATACCATTACATCTGCTGTAAAATGTTCGATCATTTACTTGTTGGAATGGGAAGATCTTCCGCAAGCAGCTAGACACTACATTGCGATCAAGTCTGGAAGAAGGCTTCAGGACCGGACAGTCGGCAGTGAACTGCACCACTCTTTCGGTGCAATAGATGAAATGCAAGCCTTAGTCGCCCTGAAAACATCAGAAGCAGAGGCTGGGGATTATAGTATATTTGATAACTACGATGTCTATAAAACAATAGATCGTGGCAGTGTCATACATAAGGTAGTGAATTAAATGCCGCTTTTAAGCAAAAGCATCCCAAATTTACTTGGAGGCGTATCTCAACAAGCTGATGCTGTTAGATATGATAATCAATGCGAAGGCATGGATAATGCCTTTCCGTCTATTTTGGATGGACTTATTAAAAGACCCCCGACAGAGCATGTCGTTAAAAGCAATCATGACCATGAAAAAGCCACCGACAGCTACTTCACACATACACTCTCATTTGACGATGACGAGAAGTATGCATTAATCGTCGATACCGAAACTGCTACACCTGTTATTAAAGTTTATCATTTAGATGAGGCAGACACAGCAGGGAGAACCGTTACAGTCGCTCCAGATGCATCAGCATTAGACTACCTGAAAATGGGGGCCGGTTATCTCGCTTCTAAAGACTTAAAAGCCATAACAATTGCAGACTATACTTTTATTGTAAATAAGTCGAAAACGGTGGCATTCACTTCTGATAAAGATCCTATTAGAGATTTGGAAGGTCTTCTCTATATTCGGGACGGAGAGTATGGAACATCATACACAGCTACACTGGCAGTAGAGGGCGGTAACACCTACAAAACTGTTGTGACTACCCCATCAGGTAACCAGATGAAAGAGTTCGATGATGATGGAAACGTAAAATACAAGACTTTTGATGCCCGTGATGCGATAGATACCACCGTAATTGCTGAAGCTTTCCTTACTGGTACGGGGTATGGGTTTAATTCCCATCAAGTTCCCAACAACGCTACAGCCGAAGACGGAGGCATAGATGGGGGGACCGTAGCTGAATGGAAAGATGGAGTAACTCTAGGGCCGGTAGACCCAGTTTTTGACGGCACAGTTACGGATGACGGGGGCAATCAAGTTGACTTTAAGATCCTCGATGGTGTATATACTCTTTCTACAAGTTCCAACAGACAAAACTTTCAATCAAAGCTAAAAGAAGGGGATAAATTTTATGTGACCGGTTCGACGGAAGCGGGGAATAATAATACAGTTTTTGTAGCTTCAGAAGATTCAACTGATAACGAAATAACAGTGTCCAGTGGGCTTACTGACGTTAGCGATGAGGGCGATGTTATCATTCTTAAGCTGCCACCTGAAGCTCCAGCTGAAGGAACCGATATTACAGATTGGATAGCCGGTACTGTAGGAGGTATCCGAAACGCAACAGACGTAACTAAATCAAATATAGGATCTGTCGTTTGGCTCCGCAGCGCAACTGTAACTTTTACCTTGGCTACAACTGATGGCCTGTCAGACAAGGCTTCAAGGGCATTAACGAATGAAATAGACCGACTTTCCTTTCTCCCTTCAGTAGCTCCTCACGGCTACTTCGTAAAAGTAATTGGGAATGCAGATTCGCACGCTGACGATTATTATGTGACTTTTAAGGCAGACGATGGTGTATTCTCATCAGGGTCTTGGTCTGAAACGAGACAACAGGATTTAGAATATAAGCTTGATTCAACTACAATGCCACATGCATTGATAAGGCATGCGAATGGGGAATTTACTTTTACCCCTTTCGATGCAGGAACCGTTGACGGGACTGTTATTCCTGCATGGTCTGAAAGGCTTTGTGGTGATGAGGATTCAAATCCAGCACCTACATTTGTGGGCAGAACTTTAGCGGATATTTTCTTATACAAGAACCGGCTAGGACTGCTTTCAGATGAAAATGTTCTTCTATCTGAAACAGCAGAGTTTTTCAATTTCTTTAGGACCACCATCTTATCCTTGCTAGATACCGCACCTATTGATGTTGCCTCAACGCATAGCTCTGTTTCCTTGCTTACATCGGCTATCCCTTTCTCCAATCAGTTAGTTCTCTTTTCCAACCAAAATCAATTTCTATTGGGGTCGGGGTCTTCTGCTCTCTCGCCTTCAACGATAAACATGACGAGAACTACTTCGTATGATTCTGTAACCGACATACGACCTCTATCTTTAGGCAACTCAATTTACTTTGGGTTCTCTCGTGGTGATTATGTAGGGCTTCGACAATATCAAGTAACCTCAAATACAGAATCTATTTTTGATGCTGAAGATATCAGTATTCAAATACCTCAATATATAAAAGGATCTTTACGTCATATAACCGGCTCTTCACATGAAGATGTACTCTTTGTGGCGGCTGACGGAAACAGAAACCATCTATATTGCTATAAATTCTTTGATAATCCCTCTGGAGGAAGGGTCCAATCGGCATGGTCAAGATTTATATTTGAAAAGGATGATGAAATAATTGGAGTTAGTTTTATAGATACTACTCTATACATAGTAACCAAACGGCCTGATGGAATTTTCATAGATAAAATGAAATTAGAGTCGGGGTTAGTTGATAGCGGCCTTAACTATAGAACACTGCTAGACAGGAGAATTACTGAAGAAGATGTTACCTTTGATGTAGAGGGAACAACGCTGACATTACCTTATAAAGCTCATGAAGACTCTTCCAGCAACATGGTTGTAGAATTATACACAAGTATAGGAAGACAGATTGACGTAACAGCAACAAATGATAGTGCAGATATCGTTGTTCCTGAAGATTTAAGCGGAACAGACTTTTTCGTGGGGATTAAATATCCAATGGAATACGTCTTTTCGGACGTTGTTCTTAGAGAAAATACAATAGAAGATACAAGCACACTGATGTCCCAAGGACGAAAGCAAGTACGCTATCTCACATTGGATTATCACGATACTTCCTTCTTTAAGATTCAGGTTACTCCCCTACACCGCTCAACCAGTACACATCCATTCACAGGAAGAATACTAGGGGCCGGTGAAAATATTTTAGGCCAAATTCACTTGGACTCAGGTCAATTTAGAGTCCCCGTTTACAGTTCAAATACAGAAGTGAGTATTGTACTACTAAATGATTCAGCATTGCCGTGTGCAATCACGGGTGTAGAGTTTGAATTAACTTATAGCCCTAGAAGCAAACGATTTTCGTAAGGAATATTAGTCATGACAGAGCAGCAAGGATTGTTCGGCCTACAAGGAAAGCTGGAGGAAGCATGGAGTGCGCCTAGTGCAAGTCTAGATGAGATGATAACTAGAGAAGGCACGGAGGGGATGGAACAATTAGGCACAAATTTATCTATTGCAGGTGCTGGTCTTGAATTATGGGATGACTTCGCCGCTGCTAATGATGCGAGAGAAGCACAAAAGAATGCTTTTAATGATGCGATTCGGGAACGAAAGCGTATGTTCGCACACAACCTGAAGAGATATAAAGAGAATGCGCGTTTATCCGCTAATAATGTTCGACTTAATTACCGGCAAACAATGGAATCAATCTGGCAACACAAAATAGCTTCTGAACAGGAAGTATCCAATATAGCTAGAGAATCTCGACAAGCACAGGCTGAAATGCTTTCTGGTCAAGCGGATCGAGGCGTTATGGGTACAACTCAAGATCTTCTGATTAATAATATTCAAGCACTTGAGATGAGAAACATAGAGAACAATAGACTATCCCAAGAATGGGCAGAAACGGCTAAAATACAGCAGTTAGATGAAATATATGCGAAAGGTGAAACAAGGAGAATGTCCCTTATCCCAAGCCCGATGCCTGCACCTAACGTCCCCAAATTAGCTGCAATGCCAAATATAGCCTCTCGTGCGATAGGGGCATTCGGAGATGCACTAAAAAATAAAGCGGCCTTTAGTGGCCTTGCTGGAAAAGGATAATCATGGCAAAAGTAAAGCCCGTACAACCGGCAGGTCGTCCCCTTACTGATATCTATTCTGTGCCGAATGAAATGGGGCCACAGCCCATCGTTACCGCTCCACCGCTAGCAAGGCAAGAAAGTCTTGGAGCAAGTCTTTCTGCGTTCAGTGCCAGTATCGGAATTGCTGCACCAAAGCTGCTACAAGAAAGCTTCAAGAAAATTGATGAACAAGTTCAAAATGACTACGCAAACCTAACACTGAAGGAACAAGAAGCTGCATTAACAAAATACGAAGGTAACTTAGCCAAAGAGGGAAAGATTCCGAAAGGAACAGAAATATATCGACTTAAAGCTCAAAAGAAATATCTTACGAGTACTGTTTTAGAGAAAACTATTGTTCCACAGTTAGAGCTTTGGATTCAAACAAAAAGCGGTGTAGATGGTGATACTGTAGATGAGTTCATGGGCCGCAGTCGTCAACTCTTTAATACCAAGTTTCCTGAAGGGGGGATGATGAGACGATTGGCATCAGAGCGTTGGGGGACAATTATCACGAGTGCAAGACATCAGTTTACAGAAATAAAGCGAAATAAGCAGATTAAGCAGAGCAGTGAAGATCTAGCTGCAGCTTCCTCTAATGGCACTCTTAATCTCTTTAGGGGGCCACCATTTTATATTTCTCCTCCTAATAAGGAGCAGCTACAAAAACAGGACGACTTAAAAAATAGCGGCGAAGGAATTAATTATCCTACCAAGCATCCCTTTGTAAGAAGTCCGATACAGACAGGGAGTGACGAGACTTCATTTTCTAATGCGTTACTCACTTCAGTAACCGTTTACTTAAAAAAAGGAGGGGATGGGGAGGAAATCGAGGTGGGGAAAGAGGACAACGGCGTAGAAACTCATTTTGTCATTCCTACCATGATTGACGGAGAGGTTATGGACCTTCCAGACGCAATGAAGGTGGCGAGATCGCATGGTTGGAAACAGTATAAGGATATGAGGTTTGCTACCTTAAAGGAGGCAAACGAGTGGGCAGAGGAAAACCACGGTAATGTCCTTTCCCCTCTTGAGGACGACTATTATGATAATGAAATTCCGAGATATATGAACAAGATTATAACGGATTTGGGAAACACAGTTGACACTCATTTCAATATTACAGGTTCTACGGGAAAGGTGGAACAAGGAAAAGGAATAACAAACAGAATTCAATCGGAAATTAGAGATGCGGATGATTCAGACGACATAGAGGCTATTCAGCTTGTGATAGACAGTTTAAGAGCGAGGAAATCAGGGTTTGGCTATCTAGGATCTAAAGATAATAACGAATACCATAGTTATATCTACAACACATTAGATTCTCTTTTAGAGGAAAGGGCTGACGAGCTAGAAGACAAGCCTGAAGAAACTCAAACTGAGGCTAATGAGAGAATAACAGAGGATGTGCATTTCGCTTACCAAGAGCTTATAGAACACCTAGAGAATATAAATGGAAGTCGTGATCCAGATGCTCACCTAATTATACCATCCTTTTCGGACGTAGCGAAAGGCCAAGATATCCCTCAAGGTAGCCCTACGGCTTGGAATCTAAGAGATGTAATAAGGAATCTTACAGATAGCGATGGAAGCCCTCGCTTTACAAACAAACAGCTAACGAACTATTTCAACACCAACTCTGGGATCGGGGCGGCGATGGCAGATAGCCTTAACCCAGACACGATACTGGCTACTCCTGAAATAGAGGCTCTTAAGGGCCAAATCATTAAGTATGCCGGTGAGGGATACGATGCAAGTAATATAAAGAACTTGCTGGTCGAGTGGTTTCAAAAGACAGGAGGAAGATCGGCAGAGAACGCCCAAGCCATGGTTGATAGATTTAGTAAATTCATAGATAGTTCGTTCGGGGGCTGGACGGCTCGTTCAAAACTTTTTAATGATTATTATGATTCAACATCCCCAGTGGGATTCCGTTCAATGTCGCAACTAAAGAGTATTATAGAAAACATAACGGGCGCAGAAGATTCGGCAGAAGGATTTCCCACTCCTAACGGCAAGAGCCTACTGAATATCCTAAACCAAGCGGCTGTAAATCTGTTCAACGTAGGGATTTCAGATACGCAGGAAGAACTTGAGAATAAGTTAGCTGAAGGCACGACCTACGACAATGATACTGTAGACAAAGAGCTAAAAGCGAAACTGACAAGTGTGATTAAAACCGTTCAGGGGCTAGAAAAGACCGAACAAATTACCGATGATGATAAAACAGAGCTTCCTTTTAAGCTGTGGGATATGGATAAGGTCGCAGAATTCTTAAATAAGGATACCAAATTAGCACCGCCACTGAAAGACATTCATCTACAGGTTTTTAAGAATGATAATGCGGAAAGAAGAAAGCTGGCTCAACAAGAAGCTATTGATTTAGGACTTACCTTTGAGAAGCTTGACGACACAGGGAACATAACTCCCATTAAAGCGGAACAAAAAAAATCAGCAGAGCTAGTTGATAACGTTAATGACTTTTCGCTTCGCACTTCCGGCACGCTTCAGCAAGGAGAGGAGAAGTGGACAGAGGCAGACGAGAAGTTCTATAAGCCTTCAGAGACTTTCGAGTACAGCCCTTTGGGAACCAACATTTTTAATAAGAATGATCTAACGAAAATCTTTGCTAAACTGGACAAAGCTAGGGGAAAGGGATTCTGGACAGGCTATGATTCTGACGAAACCACGGAAGTAGGAAAGATTTTTCATCAGCAGATGGCGAACCAACTAGAGGAGGGCGACAAAGAAGCGATAGCTCTGAGGGACCGATTAGATCGGGACGACATTGTTGTATTTCACCTTACTAATCGGGAACAAGCGAAGCCGCTTACGGACAAAGACACGACACTCTTTGCAAGCGATAATATCGGAGAAGGCCACGGCCCATATAATAGAGTTTACGTCAGAATAGACGGCCTCCTTCATCCTCTTCCTACTTTCTTGGGGTACTCACTTCGCTGGAGCGACTCTTATCCCAAAAACGAACAAGAAAAAAGCCAATCCGGTCATGTGACCGGTATGGATGATAGAGTCATCAAAAAACTCATTAGACAAGCTGGGAAGCATCCTCCAGATCAGGCGGCGACCAACATGTACCGTTTTATAAGACAAACCTCAAATCAATTAAATAACGCTCTTATTAGTGATAAAATAACAACAAAAACGCTAAAAAGTGGGGAAGCAACTTGGGGGAACGGCGATCCCATTACTTCAGACGATTTGAATCCCCAAAATAACCTACTGATTTCCTCAAATTTTGAGGACGTAAAAAACAATATACTCGCCATTAGAAACTCGTCTTCGAAAACGCTTGAAGGCGTACAAAAGGAGCTAGGAAAAGGAAACAATAATCTTGTGGACACGTTTCTAGCGTGGCAAAAAGTAGCTCCAAAATCGCTAACATCTAAAGAGTTTCAGTTCTTTCTATGGGATCAATTAGCAGGGCCATTTCAGATTGGACATGAAGATGCTAACACGCTCCTAGGTTACTTATCTGATGACGTAGCGGCAATCAATATGCAAGAGAATGCAAGTTCACGTTCACGGAAACGAGGTAGGTAGTAGAACAAGGCCATAAAATTCTTTAAGAACCCCACAATAACGAGGCTATCAGAATGGATTTTTCTTTCAAAATGAACTCTTCTACAGGAGAGACTCGCTCACCAATTCTCACAGAACAAAACACAGATGAGTTTGGTCTATGGGACCATGTAACAGATATCGGTCGAGGGGTAGGAAGAGGAATTCAGCAAGCAGGTGTAGAACTCTATTCAACTGTAGATTGGTTATCTGGAGATGATTGGTTACCTGATGTTCCTGATGATTTTGGGATTGCAAAATCTAAAACCGTTGCAGGATCATTGGTCGAAGGGATTGTTCAATTTGCTGCTGGTTTTGTTCCTTTTGTGGGGGTTGCTGGGAAAATAGGTAAGGTAGCGCATCTCACATCTAAAGTAGGAAAACTTGCCGCAGCGAAGAAGGCTGCAGGAGCGGTAAAGACTGCTAAAACAATTGAATATGGAGCAGGATTCGGCAAGAGTATGCTCGCTGGGGCTGCTACTGATTTTGCAGTTTATGATGCACACGAGGATCGCCTTTCTAACATGCTGACTCAGTTTCCTGTGCTAAGAACGCCCATAACAGAATATCTAGAAGCAGAAGAGGACGACACAATTCTGGAAGGAAAGCTTAAAAATTCATTAGAAGGACTGCTTTTAGGAGGGCTGAGTGAGACACTTATTGTAAGCGTTAAAGCCTTAAAAAACATGCGAAAAGTTAGGAAAATTAAGCAAGCACAAGAAAGTACTCAGCCAGTAGATGATATATATAAATCAAAAGAACAAATAGACGAAGGAGCTAGAGCGGAAGAAACTCAAATAGATTTGGAAAATGAAATCCAATCAAAGCTTGAAAATAGAAGTGAATCGCCTTTAGAAGAAAAAATATCAGCGACTGAAGAGCCACCTAGAACCATCCAAGACGCAGATGCCGAAGAAATGATGCGTCCTGTAGACGTAGAAAACATAGAAGGAAAGCGTCTAGAAACAGAGAAAAGAGCCTTAGAAGGTGTAGAAAAGGAATACAAAGAAAGGGTTCGTAAGGATTACGGAGATCGGGTTGCGGACGGGCCTGATTGGAAGGACAAGCTCTCTAAAAGAGATCTGAAAAAATATGAGGAAGCAAAAGAAGTAGCAAGAAAAGCTGCAACCGCCATAAATATGGAAAGAACGCCCAAGGAAGGTTCTCCTATAAATCTAGATAGATTCTCTGCTACCAAAGGAAATGACGAAAATCTATGGGCTTTAATGAACGGAGACGTTAGTAACCAATTTGAAATAGACTTGAGAGCAACAGATAAATGGGATCATGAGACTGTAATTAGAGAAGCGGATAATGCTAATTCTTTCGTACAGGAAGCTACTGGAGAAGGGTTTTCAAGGAAACAACTGCATCAATACCAAGATGAGATGTTAAAAGAAGGTAGCAAGATAGCGGGCCAGATGAAAGAAATTATCGTTAAGCAAAATATCTTACGAAGATACGCTCAACAATACACAAAGCTAATGGATGATTTGGCTGAGAAAGCTCTTCAAACAGGAAGCAAGGCAGACGAGTATGCGTGGCTGATGGCTGAAAAGAAATCTGAGGAAGTTGTTCTTATTATTAAACGAAACCAAGAAAAACTTTCTCAAGCTTTAGGAGCGCAGAGAATTGTAGCTACGGACATAGGATCGCCAAAACAACTTTCCGCATTCCTGCACGCTGCTGACGATGAAGAAATGATAAACGCAGGGTTGGCAAAAATGGTCGGAGGAGACGCTAGTGATCAAAGTGCAATAAACGCAGGGCAGAACTTGATAAAGAAAAAGATCTTGAGATACCAAGAAGCTAAAAGTATTGCAGGGGAGGGTGCTGGACTTCGGGCTATGGCTAAAAACGCATCCAAATCCCAAATGATTACAGAATATTGGATGAATAGTATTTTAAGTGGGCCTATAACGCACGGCGTTAATGCGATATCAAATGGCCTAAATACTATTCTCTTACCGCTAGAGAAGAGTGTTGGTGGACTGCTTACTCTAAATACCAGAGAAATGAAAAGCGGTATGGCAATGTTTTATTATCTTTCCGAGCAGCACATCTCAGCATGGAAACTTGCTGCCACGGCGTTCAAGAAAGAAACCGATGTTCTTGACCCGATGACTAGATCAGGATGGATGGATTCTGGAAATATAGATCGAGCATTAAGATCTAAAAATCCTGTGCTTGATTTTGTAGGACAGGCATTGAATCTGCCATCTAGAATGTTGCTAACAGCCGATACTCTTTTCAAGCAACTAAATTACAGAGCATTAGTGAAAGCAGAGTTAGTAGAGAAATCGTTTGATCAAGTGGACTCTTTAGGAAGAAAATTAACCGAAATCGGGGGGGATGCTCAAGCAACTTGGATTGCAAAAGAATTTGATAAAGTCGTGCAAAAAGGCGAATTCTATTCTTATCAATCTTTGCGAGATCAAGCAGAGAAATCAGTTAGAGCCAGTAACGAATATAAGAATTTGAAAAAATCCGATCCAGATAATAAAGCGGCGCATGGTCAGCACTTAAGGCGTGGTATAGATAAATTCATGAAACAAAATTGGAATGAGGATCACGGCGTAATGGCTGAAAAAGCGTTAAATTATGCCCGAACCGCTACATGGACAAACGCCCTAACTTCGCCAGACCGCCACACAATATCACAAATGGCTGGAGGCTTTCAACGCCTTGTAAATGATTATCCCCTGATGCGTCTTGTGTTTCCGTTTATCCGAACGCCTACAAATGTCATTGCGTTCTTCCTAGAGCGATCTGTTGGCGTATGGGGAAAGCTTGCTAAACGAGGTTACAAAAATAGCCTTAGAGTTATGAAGAGGCAAGCCGACGATATTCAGAAAATCCACGACGAAGGTGGCGAATCGTTACAAGAATTATTAGGAAAAGCAGCTACAGGAGCCAGCTTCATGGCTCTTTCCACGGCAGCTTACGGCAATGGGTGGATTACGGGAGGCGGTCCTCAAGACATCGAAACACGGAGGATGTGGGAATCAACTGGATGGCAACCTTACTCAATACAGTTGGGAGGTAGGTATTATAGCTATCGACGCTTCGATCCCTTCGCCAGTTTTCTCGCTATCGTAGCCGATGTAGGTGAAGCATTAAAAGAAGCGGACGCTGAAGATCAAGAGTTCTTTGAAGCCATCGCTGGATCATTGACATTCGCAGTCGCTCAAAACGTAACTAATAAATCGTTCTTAACTGGAATGGCTAGAGTTGCTAATGTGTTATCAAATCCGGGCAGATTCTCAGATAGCTACTTGAGACAGACCGCTGCTTCATTCCTACCCTACTCTAGCTTCTTCGGTCAAACACTTGCACCTGAATACCAAACAGAAGTAAGAAATTTAGTTGACTCACTGAGAGCAAAATACGGCCTTGTTGGTAATAGTCCTATGTTTGGTCGAGAAGTGCCTTCTCGCTACAACGTCTTAGGCGAGCAGCTTGAACGACAAAAGCCTTGGCCCTATATGCCGGTTGTATACTACAGCGATATTAAGGACGACCTAATCTTAAATGAACTAAAAGATTTAAGGCATGGATGGTCGCCACCCTCACATACACTGGCAGGACTAAATCTGGATACCTTCATTAATCAAGAGGGCAAATCAGCATGGACTACATGGACAGAAAACCACGGAAAAATGAAATGGAACGGACGCACATTGCGACAAACTCTTAGAGATACTATAAAATCCAGTGGCTATAAACGAACTCCACGAGATAGTATCACAGGGGAGAAATCTCCACGAGTAGAAATCCTAAGACGGGTTGTCCGTAAATTTAGAGCATTGGCTTTACAAAAAACATTAACGCAATTTCCCGATCTTCAGCGACAATATAAAACATTAAAGTCGGTCAGAGCTATGGAAAGAGCGGGCGCAGAGGTTCCAGAAAGCCTAACTAATATTATTAATTTCTAAACTGAGGTAGACCCATGCCAGAAAGCTATGTTGATATAACAATAGTAGGAAGCACTAATGAACACGCATTCTCATTTCCTTATCTAGAAGAAGATGATATATATGTAAAATACGGTTCAACAGAAATCCCCCAAAACCAGACAACTGTTGTCGCTTCACCTTCTACGGCAGTTCATGTATTCACCGATAGCGAGAAAACTGTAGCCTATGACGCAATTCCAGATACTATTGTTCGGGTATACCGCAAAACAGACTATATTGGGGGCGACTCACGAAAAATCAAGTTCGGTGATGGATCTGTATTAACAGCGGCAGACCTCAACAATGCAGACAAACAACTCTTTTATCTTGTACAAGAATCTTATGACTACGCAACCGCATCTCTGCAGGAAGACGCTGCCGATTCTGATAATAAATGGGACGCACAGGACAAAACTTTAAGCAATCTTTCTGATGCCCTAGATTCCAGTGATGCGATAACCAAAAGCCAACTAGAATCCAGTATTCTAGCTGGAACGGGTACTACTCCTCAATGCTTTTCGTTTTCAGTAGGCTATACCGCAACTGAAACCGGAGAGGATAAAACAGAAATCGACAAGGCAGACACAGACATCACATCGACGGACGAAAAGCGAATAATCTGCTCTGTTGGTGGGGTTTACCAGCTGCCTGTAGAAGATTTCTCTGTGGAAGTAGTTGGAGAAGGATTCAAAATAACGATTAACGAGCCTATAGCAACAGGCGGTACATTGGATTACCCAGTAAGCTTACAAATTACATACTAAAGGAACTGAATAATGGCAATCACTAGAGTTCACCCCGACATGGTAGAGGGAACGGCCCTCATTGAGTCTGATAAGGCGGGTGCAGATAGCGGTGGAACATCCGGTAAGGTTGTCCAACTAGATGCGTCTAATGAAATTGCAACTGGATATCTGAACACTGGAATAGAAGATGGTGACGTTGTTCTTGCCGGTGATGGTAATCATATAAATACACTATTGATTGATACAGGAACTCTAGAAGGGGAGATTGTTAAACTAGGAGTCAGTGGAAAATTACCTGCTGTAGACGGGAGTCTGCTAACTTCAATTATTGAAGCACTACCGGCAGGTATGCCGCTCCAAACGCAATCAACCCAAACGGCTCTGGAGTTTTTCGATTCTTTGAATACCGACTGGCTTTCCGGTGGCGGCAATGGCACAACCGATAAGTTTTATCAAAACAATGTAAGCAATCTTATTGTCACTCTCACCCCAGCGAGAGCCTCTAGCAAATTTAGAATAGATGTTACATGGAGTGGTGGGTTAGATAATGGCGCAGGAAATTCAGACGAAAGCCTCAATCGAGACTTAGGGTTCTACTTAACACAAGTTGTGGATATAGGTGAGGGATCGGAAGCCACATCAAAATTGACAGGAACGGTAGATGGGGTATGCCACCCTCTGATCGCTCCCGTATCCCATAACAGTTTAGCCACCGATAATGCTACTGTAGCGAAATTCCTACTGAACTGCTCCTTCTCTTACATTGCTACCCCAACTTACACGGCAGGAGAAGACATATCCTATCAATTGGGGGCGAGTATTATCACAGAGAACGATACAAAGCTATACACCAATAGATCAGTCAAGGGTGACAATACGAATCAGGAAAACCAAAGAACCGTTTCCTCTATTATCGTAACCGAAATCCGGGGCGCATAATGGAAAACTCAAAAGACATACTGTTAGCACTAGGACGGCTTGAAGGAAAAGTAGAGTCATTAATAGCAATGCAAAGAGCTACAGACGACCAAATGACAAATTTAGAGCGTAGAGTTCGTGCGTTAGAACTGGGTAAAAGTTACTTAATGGGCGTAGCAGCGGCAGTTGGAGCAGCTACATCCGCATTTATGTCATGGATTATAAAATGAATAAACCTTTAGACAACATCTTAGAGAGTCTGCATGAAACTTTGGCAAAAGAACTTCTAACTAGAATACAAACTGGAGAAGCAACGGCAGCCGAATTAACTGCTGCATCCCGATTTCTCAAAGACAATCACATTGATGCATCTTCATCCAAATCTCAGCCCCTGCTGGACCTTGCTAAATCTTTACCTTTCGCAGACCCCGAAATCATAGAAAAGAAAACAGGATAATATGAACGAACAACTCAGGGACTTCAGGAACTTCCTATACCTTGCATGGGAACACCTGAAACTTCCCCCTCCAACTCCTATTCAATACGACATCGCACATTATTTGCAGAACGGTCCTAAGAGATCTTGTATTCAAGCATTTCGGGGAGTTGGTAAATCGTGGATTACCTCAACTTTTGTAATCCATCAGTTGCTTCTCGATCCTACTAAAAATATTTTAGTCGTGAGTGCCAGTAAACAACGAGCCGACGACTTTTCCACATTCACTCTCCGTATGATCGAAGAGATGCCTGTTCTACGACATCTCCTACCGACTGAAGGCCAACGAAGCAGTAAAATCGCTTTCGACGTTGGTCCTGCCCCTAACGCGCACGCACCCTCAGTGACGAGTCGGGGCATAACAGGACAAATTACGGGAGCGAGAGCGGATCTGGTCGTAAGTGATGACGTTGAAAGCCTGCAAAATTCACAGACAATGACTGCAAGAGACAAGCTGACAGAAGCTATTAAAGAGTTTGATGCGGTGTTAAAGCCAAACGGAAGGATCTGCTTTCTGGGGACTCCTCAAACTGAATTCAGTATCTACTCTTCGCTTGTAAGCCGTGGCTATGACATGAGAATATGGCCCGCTAGGTATCCAGACTCTAGTATCCGACGAAACCTAGAAGCCCATCTCGCCCCCAAGATCAAGGACGAACTGGATGAATCCCCAGAAATTGCCAACACCCCCACAGATCCTAAACGATTCGATGACTTAGACCTTGCAGAACGAGAAGCATCCTACGGTCGGATGGGCTTTACGCTCCAGTTTATGCTGGACACAAGTCTGGCAGATCAGGACCGGTATCCTCTCAAACTGAGTGACTTGATTGTCATGAATTGTAACCCAGATAACGCCCCTGAAAAGGTTATATGGGCTGCCTCGCCAGATCTTGTGGACAAAGATCTACCAAACGTAGGATTTAATGGCGACCGATACTTTCGACCGATGACTACACAAGGGACATGGGAAAACTACACCGGATCAGTGATGAGTATAGACCCTGCAGGAAGAGGGCAGGACGAATCGAGTTACTGTGTTATCAAGATGCTTAATAGTCAGTTATTCCTCCTAGATGCTGGTGGTTTTGCAGGAGGCTATACAGAGGATGTTCTAGAGAAACTGGCTAACATAGCCAAACGACAATCGGTTAATACTGTATTGATCGAGTCTAATTTTGGTGACGGCATGTACACGGCTTTGTTAACGCCAATATTAGGAAAGATACACCCGTGTCAAATTGAAGAAGTAAGGCATTCGACCCAAAAAGAGAGAAGAATTATAGACACTCTAGAACCCGTTATGTCGAATCATTCATTGATTGTAGATCGCTCCGTTATTGAACGAGATTACCAATCAACTCAAAACCTGCCACACGAAAAGGCACTGAAATACCAATTATTTTATCAATTAAGCCGAATCACACATATGAAAGGAGCATTAATCCATGATGATCGGCTAGACGCATTAGCAATGGGAGTGGGGTACTGGGTAGAACAGATGGCAGCAGACAGAGATCGGTTGATACAAACAAAGCGCAATGATCGTTTGCAAGACGAACTAGAGAAATTTATGTCCTACGCAACAGGTAAACGAAAGGAAACAGCTAATTCATGGCTAAACACTTAGAAAATGATGAAAACGAGCCAAGCTATCTTGAAATGGAGTGGCCCTCGTCTTTCGCAAACCATTTCACCTCATTATCAGATAGACACAAGATACTTAATGAAGCCTATTCTGATATAGTAGCTACATCAGTATTGGCTCTTGTAGTCTACGAAGAATACCTCTTAAATCAGACCAATTCACAAGAGTTGGCATCAGCCATGTCGGAGTTAAGATCGTCGCTGCCAACCGATAATACTAGATCAAAACAACACGCCAAGTTCGTCCGAAGACTTAGACGACATAAAAACGGCCCTAGTATCGGTTCTAAGCGGCGATCTCATAAAAAACAGGGGTGGACCCCTCCAGAGATAGACGTTGATTAGAGAGCAATCTGGGGCTTTCTAGGGGTGTACATTCCTACGAGGAGAGGGAGGGAAAGAAGAGAGACAGGTAAAGGTATTACTATAGATACTATAGAATCTTAAGTACTATAGATACTTATGAATCTTATCTAGGTATAGATAAAAGTTAGATAGATGAGGGTAGTTAATATAAGGAGCTAGAGAGGTAATACTTTATTTATCATTTTCTATAATAAATATAATCTTATTAAGTGATTAACTAGAGATCTATAGTACCTATAGACTCTATAGTCTTAGGAGTCTTATATCATGAATATTGTTACATTACTAAAGACCAGTACTAATGAAAGTGGGGATGCTGTAGACTTCTCACGAGATATTACTCGTAATAAATCGGGTATAGTGCAAGTAAGTGGAGTGGATGCTGCTTGTAATACACTTGTTGAAGGCAGGTTAACTGCAGACGCTGGCTGGGTAGAAATTGTATCCTTTACCGGAAATGGGGCTAAGGCTTGCCTTACATTTCCAGAAGTAAGAGCTACGACTACTGACAATACTAGTACAGATGTCTTAATCCAAATGGGGGCATAATCATGTGGTCACCCCTAAATATGAGTGTACCTCCTGCTGTATGGCTGGATGCAGCACACAAGGATGCTTGGCCTTCCTTGACTTACCCAATAACGGGTGGAAATATTGATATATGGAATGACCGAAGTGGTAATGGTCATTATTTTGAACAACCCGATGATACTGGGGATACTCCTTCCGAACCTGCCGCATTGCCCAAGGACTATTATTCTCGAACAATCTCATTGTTTGAGGGGTGGCAAGGCGAACACATATCTTCGCATCGTTTAGTACCTCAAATGCAGGTAGGTACAGGAGATTTCCTTGTAGCTGTTGTTATGGTCACCACTACTTACTCTACTGATCATATGCAGATAGTTCAGCAAAAGTCTTACGATGCTTTAGGCAGTGGAAATGCAGGAATACTCCTTCGTAAATACAAGAATGATGCAACCGACCATAACACTATTAGAGGGCAGGTAGGAAACCAAAAAGTAGACGTTAAGGAAGGAGTGGAGAATATGAGTGATTGGACGTTTACTATGGCCTTGTTCTATCGAAAAGACGGTTATATGTATAGCCGAAGAGATGGGGATGCAATTGACTCTCTGGATTTGGGTGGTTCACCAAACGATGTAAACGATTATCGTGACGCAACATATCATTCCACTTATTCCACCTCACCAGCCACTATATCCTTTGGTAATAAAGGAGATACTCAGGATGATGAGCAGGTATGGACCGGATCGTTAATGGAGGCAGTCCTTGTGGGTGGTACGGTAGATATGGATGATATCCATCGGTTGGAAGGATACTTAGGCCATAAGTGGGCTACGCCTACAACCGATCCTTTTGATCACTACCTGACCGGAGGGTGGTATAGTAGCTTTACCTCTCAAAATACATTGTTGACTAGATTTGACTCCGATCATCCTTATGCGTCTGTTATGCCCGCTGGATGGTTTGGGATTAATACAGCGTCCGGTGATAACTCACTGAATGGACGGCCTGTCGGTGAATTATCCGGTGATTGCGGATGGCTTATTTCAGATGTACAAGAAATCCAAAGGGGGTAGGTAATGTGGACTCTTATAACATGGAAAGATACCACAGCTATTGAAGAAGCTTGGTCTGACGAAGACGATATCGCCTCCTTACGCCCCCTCTCAGTGGTTACTGTGGGTAAAGTAATCCACCAAACAGATGATTATGTCACGATAGCTGGAACGGTGGGTGTAGATGATCCTGATTATGGGGATGTTACCTGTATACCAATGGGTTGTATACAGCATATGATCGAACTTGAGGAACCTCAAAATGGCACAGAAACGGAACTACCGGAAAGAATACGATAATTATCAGGGCAAGCCTTCTCAAATTAAACGAAGAGGCTCACGGAATAAGGCCCGAAAGATTGCTGAGAAACAAGGACGAGTGAGGAAAGGGGATGGGAAGGATGTACATCATACGACAGGAAATCCAATGGATAATACCTCATTAACTATTAAATCCAGATCTAAAAATAGATCCTTTGCCCGTACTAAGAGCGGAGCTAAGAAGAATCCGAAAGGGTAAATCATGCCTATTACCGAAGATCAAAGAGAAGAGGAATGTGAGAAGCTAAAGAACTTCGTGACGACATACGATACCAGACCAGCCGCCCTCGACAGCATCCAACTCTATATCCATGACTGCGTGCAGGATCGAACTGCCTATACAGCTGCGTCTATAGAGATTCATGGACATGTACAGTGTGCTGTATGTGGTCAGGTGCTGGAAAGCTGCTGCGATTAAACCGCTCTACAGGTTCCTTTGGTTCGCTGAGTATTAAAGACTTTAAGATGAAAGTATGTCGGAATATTTTGCCAGAAAAATCTGAGTAGGTATATGAATTATCAATTACGAAAAAATCCCCCATGGGGGCCTAAATTGCCTAAATTAACAAGGCTTTATTTGGTCGAATATTGCCAGAAGTAAGGCGATACTATCACAGCGACAATATAAATTTTATCCAGACTGCCACACGCCACGCCACAAGGAACCGACCGGACCGCAGGAACGCCGATTACACCTGACTAGGTATCCGTTGACGTTGTCCCGCCGTGATTATTGTCAAGTGTGAGCTTTGCCTGTCTTATCTATATAACATTAAATGCTCCCGTCCTGATTGCGTCACTATTGCCAACAATTAAACGGATTAAACGTTTGTTTATTTGTTGGCGTTTTTACGCGCTCAACTATTGACCTAAATAAAATCAATTTATTTTAATTTTTTTTCCATTTTTTCTATTGACATCCAACATCAGATCCCGATAATAGGAGTATCGGTTGAGCATTATCAATCGACGGACGACAAACCGAATTTGTCAAACTTTGAAAGGATGTAAAAATGGTAGCACAAGTAAAAATCGAAAAAGTGTTAATGGGTAACTGGGGATCAGAAATAACCCCCGCTGAACTGGAAAACTTAACGCCACCGAGAAGCCGAACGCACAGCCCCGACCATCCTCTGGATTCAGCAAAGGGCCTTCAGATGGTCGCCCAAGCATCAGGAATCGAACTTTCAGAACCTCGCTATATTGC